GCCTTCCTGATCCTTTGGGAAGTCGATGCGGGGATTCGGCTCTTCCGCCAGCGGCCCGACCTCATCATCCCGGTCTATGACGAGGCCAGTCCAGGAGATCTGAAGTGTGCCCTCAAGGTCTGGGTGGAAGGCCCTGAGAATGCAAAGCGAACCCGGGTGTCGGTCTATTACGAGGATCGGTTAGAGCGACACGTCACCAGCGGCAAGGATCACCAGTTCACCACTCTTGCCAAGCGCAATCTGGATGAGTTCACCGCTGATGGCGATCCTGCAATGATTCCCCACACATTCGGGAGGGTGCCGGTGTACCACTGGGCGAACAAGGCAGGCCCCGGAGAGTTTGGGCTCAGCGAGCTCTGGGACGCGATCCCTCTGCAGGATGCGCTCAACAAGAGCTGTTTCGACATGCTTGTGAACGGCGAGGCGACATCTCTCGCCCAGCGATATGCCACGGGCATCGAAGTCGAGCTCAAGGACGGAAAGCCGGTCAATCCCTTTGCAAACAAGACGCTGTGGATCTCCGGAAACGAGGATGCTCGCTTTGGTCAGCTGGACGCCGGGGACAGCGAGAAGCTTCTGGCCGTGGTTCGGAACTGGCGTGAGGAGATCGGCACCGTCACGGGAATCCCCGCCTACTACCTGCAGTCGGATGCATCTGTCCCCAGCGGCACGGCCCTGATGGTCATTGAGGCCCCCTTACGCGACAAGGTGACCGAAGCCCAGACCCTCTTTGGGAATGTCTGGGAGGACGTCTTTGCCTCGGCTCTTGGTTTGCCCGTTGAGGAGATCACGGCCACGTGGCGAGATACAGCTCCGATCTCGCTCAGCGAAACCCTCGACAACGCAATCAAGAAGAAGGCGATCGGCTACTCGCAGAAGACCATCATGCGGCACCTGGGTGACTCCGAGGAAGAGATCCAGCGCAATGATCAGGAGCGGGCGCAAGAAGACAAGGTTCGGCTTGAAACCGCGCAGAAGATGATGGCCCGCGACTCGGGTGATGATGGCCAAGCTTGATGAGGCCATAGCCGCCTGGCGCAAGCGACTTCTCGCCGGAGAGAGCCAGGTCATTCAAGAGATCACGGACGCCTATGCGGTGGCTGAGCGCAGGATTGCCAAGGCCCTGCTTGATCTCCTGGAGACCCTTGCCGCTTCCGGCCAGGTTTCACCCTCTGCGCTCTTTATCGAAGGTCGGCTGGAGACGCTTCTGCAGCAAGTGGAGCGCGAGCTCACGCAGTGGGGTGATCTGGCTGGTCGCTACGTTGAGTCGGGGCAGTCCACAGCGGTGGCCCAGGCGGCCGTCGCGGCCCAGCAGTACGCCGAAGCGCAGGCACCGAGAACCCTCTCAATCCCAGGGTCATGGAACCGGCTCCCGATCGAGGCTCTGCAGCGGTGGGTCGGCTCGCGAGGTGACGGCTCGCCGGTGCGCGAATCTCTCCAGCGGTTTGGCCCTGTGGGAGCTCGCATTGTTGAAGAAGGGATCACGTCCGGCCTCGCGCTTGGCCTGAACCCTCGTGATGTTGGCCGCCAGATCACCAGGGCCTTGCGTGAGGAGGATGCCATGCCTCCCGGCTTTGATGAGACATTCCAGAGCCTGCGCGAGCTGCGTTACAACGCCACGCGCACCGCTCGCACCGAGATCCTCAGGTCTCACCGGGGCGCCGCCCTTGACAACTACCGAGCGAACTCCGATGTCGTGAAGGGCTTCATGAGCAGGTCGGCGCGGGACCGGCGCACTTGCCTGGCCTGCTGGATGGCTGATGGTCAGGTCTACCCGCTCGGATACGAGGCCACGAGCTGGCACCCGCAGTGTCGATGCGCTTGGATTCCTGTCCTCGACGAAGCGGGCGTTCAGCCCACTGGGCCAGAGCTTTTCCTTCTGCAGAGTGATGAGGTTAAGCTCGAAGTCCTTGGCCTGGCTCGGTTTGAGCTTCTGGAGCAGGGTAAGGATCCGCGCACGTTCGTTGTTCTGCAGGATGATCGGGACTGGGGGCCGCAGAGGCGGATCATCCCAGTCGGGCAGATTGAGGATGGGGATGATAGGTCAAGGAGTACTGCACGGATCCTGCGGAAACAGATCGATCCCCCGATTCGTGATACGGCGCCGATTGATCCAGCCGGCGATGGCCCGCTTCTCGACATTCCCGAAGGAACGAACCAAGGTCAGTTTGAGAACACCATCTGGAAGTTCAACCAAGAGGTTGGCACCATCTTCACCCCTTCCGGGGAGATGATGAGGTGGCCAGTCGTTGGAAGTACTGGACGGCTTGACCTGTCCAAGGTTGAAGATATGATGCCTGGCAACGTGCTTGTTCACAACCACCCCGGATCCGGGTGCTTTTCCGATGCGGACATCGCAACAGCCATTGAGGCCAAGCTCAAGAAGATCGTTGCTGTGTGCGGTGATGGGCGCATCTATGAAATCGAAAGAACAACGGATATCTGGCCTGCTCAGATCATGGATCTTGTGATCTCCGCTCGGCAGGAAGTCTTGCGAACTCGGCGAAAAGGAGTGCGAGGCATACCAGGGCCGGATCAATGGTCTAAAATGGTGAAAGGCAAGAGCGTAGTGGGTGATTCCGTTAAGTTTCGCCTCAGGAAGGTGCAGAAATGAAGCTATTGGTTGGCGAGCAGTTCGGTTGGGTGTTTGATTGGCTCACCCTGAACAATCTCTACACGCCGGAGCGGTGCCACGAAATCTGCCAGTCCATGCCGGCAATCCCCGGCCCAGATGCCGAGCAGGGCACGTACGAGTACCTCCGTGCCCTCTTCCCCAAGGAAATCGAGGCCCTTGGTGACGACGCCTTCATGGGCTAACGGTTGACGCTCCTTCCTGCATCCCCCACACGGGGCCGATGCATATTTTCCTCAAAAGGCAGATGGGATATCTGCGCGAAGGCAACGACGGTGCTGGCTCCGGAGCGGGAAGCTCGGATGGCGGTGCTGGCGGTGGCCAAGGCGGCGAGGGTGGCAGCGTACCGACCTGGGATAGCTACTACGGTGGCCTCGATGACCAAACCAAGGGGCTCCTGGACACTCATGTTCAGGGCCTGAAGAATGGCCTCGATGCCGAGCGATCCCAACGAAAAGACCTCGAAAAGCAGATCAAGGATCTGCAGGGCAAGGCTGAGAAGGGCTCCGAGCTGGAGCAATCACTTGCGGCCATGTCGCAAAAGCTGGAGCAAGAATCACTCAGGGCTGACTTCTACGAAGAAGCCTCGAAGGCTGGTGTCAGGAACACCAAGCTTGCATTCATCACCGCTCAAGCAGAAGGGCTCTTTGACTCCAGGGGTCGGTGCAACTGGGATGCCTTGAAGACTCAGTTCCCTGAACTCTTTGGCGCTCCCGAGAAGAAGCCAGGCGGCGGCGACGCGGGAAGCGGCGCGGGACAGAACCAAGGCGGCGACATGAATCGAGCAATTCGAGCAGCCGCAGGACGCAGTTAAGGAAGAAATCTCATGCCAACCATGATCTCTCGAAATAACGCGGAAAGCCTCATCCCTGAGGCCGTAACTCGCGAAATCATCCAAGAAGTCCCCACGCAGTCCGCGGTCATGCGCGTTGCGCGGCGACTCCCCAACATGACCCGTGCCCAGCAACGCATGCCAGTCCTGAGCGGCCTGGTCTCTGCTGACTGGGTCGATGGCGACACTGGTCAGAAGTCCACGAGCCGAGCCGAATGGGAGAACGTGTACCTCAACGCGGAGGAGCTTGCCGTCATTGTTCCGATCCCCGAAGCCGTCCTCGATGACGCCGATTACGACATTTGGTCGGAAATCCGGCCGCGAATCGTTGAGGCGTTCGGCCAGAAGTTCGATGAGGCGGTTCTGTGGAACCTGAACAAGCCAACGTCCTTCCCGGACGGGATCACTGTCCAGGCGGCCGCTGCGAGCCACACGGTTGATCTGTCGACCGTTGTTGGCGCTGGGGATGACATCTATGATGCAATCCTCTCCGAGAACGGTCTTTTCTCGAAGGTCGAAGAAGATGGTTACAGCGTCAATGGCGTGATCGCTCACCTGTCGATGCGGGCCAAGCTTCGTGGTCTTCGAGACAGCCAAGGCAATCCGATCTTCAAGACGGATGTTCAAGGACCGACCCAGTACGCCCTTGACGGCGCTCCGATGTATTTCACGGAGAACACGGACGCAGGCACGTCGCTCCTCATTGCTGGTGACTGGCGCCGCCTGGTCTGGTCGGTTCGCCAAGACATCACCTACAAGGTTCTTTCCGAGGCTGTGATCCAAGACAGCATGGGGAACATTGTCTACAACCTCGCCCAGCAAGACATGGTCGCTCTTCGCGCAGTGATGCGCCTTGGCTGGGCACTACCCAATCCACCGAACCGCGTGAATCCGAATGAGGCCACCCGGTTCCCGTTCGCGGCCCTCGTGGCTTAAGGAGAAAACCTGATGAAGTTCGAAAACGGAAAAGGATTCATTCAGCTTGGGAACGGCGTTCCGTCTGGGGTTGCCCAGGCGGTCGCCAACCCCGAAGGCAAGGATATCTGGGTTGAAGAGGTGATCGTGGTGGGTGCCGGTGGCACTTCCATCGACATCGGCATTGCTGCCAATGCGACCACTTCCTCGGATAACCTGATCGACGGGCTGAACCCCAGCACAACCAAGGGAAGCAACATCAGCAACCCTGGCACCAACGGTGCAAGCCGCCGCATTTGGGGAGCCTCCCAGTTCCTCAATCTGACCCACACAGCCAACCTCACCGGGAAAGTGCTGGTGAAGGGCACGGTGCTTGACTAATGCCGAAGGTGTACCGATGTAAGAGCCGTGACGGCAAGCGGGATGTTCTCATCGAGGACACCAAGCCCAACGCGCATCGGTTGCAGATCCTTCGGGATGCTGGCTACATCATCACGGACGCAACGCCCGCCCCGGCAAAGGAGAAGGCTGAGAAGAAGCCCGATCCCGTGAAGGAAATCCAAGGCAAGGAAGCCCCGGCACCGGCAAAGGAGAAGGCTGAGAAGAAGCCCGATCCCGTGAAGGAAATCCAAGGCAAGGAAGCCCCGGCACCGGCAAAGGAGAAGGCTGAGAAGCCAGAACCGAAAGCTGAGGTGAAGCTCGAAGGGGAAACCCTTGTGCTGGTTCTCGGCAAGACGTCTCGTGAGCTCGCCACGGTTCCGAATGAGGAACTCGATGCATTCTGCGCGGAGAACGGCATTGAGCCAGGAAACGATCCCCTTGTGGCGATTGAAACCTGGGTCAAGGCTGACAAAGCCTAACGCGGCAAGACAAACCAAACTAGTGCATTCCTCCTCCGCCTTGTGCGGGGGAGTCTTTTTGTTGACCAGGCCGATCCGGCGATGCACCTCGGCTCGTGACACCCACCGAAGCCCGGACCTGGCTCAGTCGCACGGTGAATGCGACGGCGGAGCCCGTGATCTCCAATGCGGATCTTGATTCGATCCTCACCGAGTGCGCCCTTGTTGATGATGCTGGCCATGCCCCTTCAGAAGTTGGGTGGGCTGGCGTGTATGACCTGAACCTTGCCGCCGCGACTGCGTTCGACCTCAAGGCCTCCCGGGTTGCTACGGAGTTCAACTTCTCCGCTGATGGAGCCCGCTATGACCGCCAGCAGAAGCGCGAAGCATTCATGGCACTGGCGAAGCAGCACCGAGACCGAAGGGCGACATCGTTTGGCCTTGACCCGGAGGATCCTGATGCTCTCACCGAGTGATCTGGCCGGGATGCAGGGCCAGCAGGAAGGGGCTTTGCCAAACCAGATGCTGATCAAGAGGAAGGCAAGCGTCCCGGATGGCCTTGGTGGCCTCACGGACACGGTCACAAGTCTTGGCCCGTATCCATGCCGCCTTGCTCCGGTTCGCGGGAAGGAGACAACCGAGGGCCTGCGCGAAGTGGCCACAGCTGGCGAGATACTCAGCTACCCGCATGATCTGGAGCTGCGCGAGCTCGATGAGGTTGTGATCGATGGGGTGAACTACTCGGTGACCTCCATTGAGGAAGATCGGGCTTGGAAAACGGCGGGGCGGGCCATGCTCCGGAGGCTCTCGTGATCAAAGCCACCGCGCGCGTGGATATGTCGAATCTGCAGGGCCTGCAAACGGCACTCGAGCAAGATCTCGACAAGGTTGTTCGCGAGACAGCATTCGAGATCCAGGCGGAAGCCCAGAACCGCGCTCCGGTCGACACAGGAGCCATGAGAGCCTCGGTCTTCACCGTGACCAACCGCTTTGATGGTGGCGCGGCATCCCTAGCGGCGGCGCGGCGGCCTCGGCGCTCAAAGGATGGTGATCTCAAGGTTGCGCCCACTCACCGGGATTACCCGCGCCCGAAGAAGAAGGATCAGGCCGTGGTGGCGGTCGGCGTGGTCTATGGGTTCTGGGTGAACCTTCGAACCCGTTGGTTCACGTCGGCGGTCTGGCTGAAGCGCAGAGTTTTGCGCGATCGGGCAAGGGCCGTGATCAAGAGGTACACGAAGTGACCCCACTGCATGCTCTGGAAGCCTGGTTAGCAACGACCCTCGCCACTATGCCCTCGGTGGTGTCTTTGGCTGGTGGCAGGGTCTTTGCTGATGCGGTCCCGCAGAAGCAAGCCGTTCCGGCTGTGGTGTTCCGGGCCATCACGGGTGACCACATCACAACGCAGGGGGATCGGGGCGGAACCATCTACCTGGTGGAGATCCGCGCGGTGGCCATGCAGCGATCCAAGGAGACCGTGCACGAGCTGGCTGAGGCAATCGATAGCCTTCGGGACTTCGTGGATGATGATGGAACCTACAGCTTCAACTCGACGTGCATTGAGGACATCACCACGCGCCAGGAAAGCGAGGGGAGTATCGAGGTGACGGCGGGCGGCCTGTTCGAGATCTGGGTGCGCAAGTTGACGGCTTGAGGTTGCTTGCACACCCACGGTCGCTATGACGAGTAACGGTGCGGTCAATATCCTGCTGGATTGTGAGTTCACGATCCAGGGAACCACTGGGGGTGACAACGGAAATGCAACGCGAACGCTTGCTGGAACCGCTCTCACCTTCAAGGCGGACAAAGTCAGTATAAAGAACACGCGGAGCGTGGCTGACCACTCCACTGCCCAGGATGCAGCCGAATTCAACAGAACCACCAAACTTCCCCAATCGATCTCGGTGGAGACGAAGCTGGAAAAGAAGGCCAATGCGCCGCTCTTGACCAAGCTTCTCGGGGTTGAGGGTGTCGTGGTGGATTTCACTGCCACTTCGGTTGGTGGCTCGATTGAAGGAACTGGCATTGTGGAAGGCCCCGAGTTTGACTACGATAGCCCGAGCACGTTGCGGTTCACCATCCGGCAGTACGGCTCCCTGTTCACGATCTCAGCAACCTAAGACACCATGAGCATCCTCAAGCTAATCTCCGAACCACCCAAGAAGCGCGCCGAAACCGTCACTTTTGAGCGCGAGACCTACACCCTTTCCGGTTATCCGGACACGACCAAGGTTCAGCACATCGTTTTGATGACGCCGAGCGAGCGGGAGCGAAAAGCTCGCCACTGGAGCAAGCTCACCGGATCCGATTTCACCGAGAAGATGGTTCTCCACGTGATGTTCGTGACCGAAACCCTCGAGCATGAAGATGATCCCGAACTACGGTATGACGAGGTCGAGATTGCTCGCCTCTCCACGGTTCAGGCTGGACTCTTCCTCCTGCTTGTCGGGGCCGCCTGCAAGGTGCTGGGCGTGACCAACGATGGCGCTGATGGCATTGATGAAATGCTCGCGGGGGAGTCCGAAGGCGAGACGCCCACGAGTGCCGACTCGCCTTCCTGACCGTCCAGGCCACCGGGAAGACACCCCGGATGCTGCAGGGGCACCCGCTCCTTCGGCGTCTGGGGCTTGGTGTCCCTGATGATGAAATCATCTTCCTCGCCGCAAGCCAAGCGGTTCTGAATGAAATCGAAGCCGAGAAACTCAAGGAAATGACAAATGGTCACCAATGACATCCTCAGCGTCCTGATCTCGATCCAGGGCGTGGATATCGCCACGAGAGATCTGCAGCGTGTCCAGGACGAACTGCAGGATGCAGCTGACGGAGCGGCTGCTCTCGCGGCGGCTGGCGCAGGCGTTGCGATTGCCGGTGGACTGATCGCGACCGCCGCTGTTATCGAGGCCGAGAAGTTCGCGAAGCTGGAGAAATCCCTCGAGGGTGTGGCGAAGGCGGACGTTGCCACTGGGCTCGCAAACGAGATCAGGAGCATTGCTAGGGAAACGGGGGTCTGGGATTCTCACCTAGAAGAGGTTGCGTCGACGTGGGCTGATATCACCGGGAGCGCGGACGGGATCCAGGAGGTCACGAAGGCAGTAGCGACACTGTCTGCGACCAACAAGCTCAGTGCTTCAGAGATGGAGCGGGTCACCCGCGCGTTGGCAGATGCCCAGGCGAACGGGGTAGTCAGCCAGTCGAATATCAATGCCCTTCGGAATGCTGGGGCACCAGTTGCCAAAATGGCTGATGACCTGGGACTCGACTCGATCAATGAGGCAAAGGGGATTCGGGCCGCAGAGTTCGTGAATTCGTTCATCAAGTCTGTCGGTGAGGCCGAGGCTACGTTCACCGGTGCGCTGCGTGGCTCCTACATGGCTATTCAGCACGCATTGGTGCCGACTGGTGCGCTGATAAGCCAGATTTTCCTTCCGGTTGCCAAGTTCACTCAGGCTCTGGCAGAAGGTTTCGTGAAGCTGAATACGTTCACGCGTGGGTGGGCCGGGCTCTTGGTGGTTATCGGCCTGGTCGGAGGCGGCCTTCGCATGATGTGGGTGGCAGCAAGGATGATGATCAAGGGCCTCTGGGATGCGTCCTGGGCTCTTCAGGCCCTCGCCACGAGTGCAAGAGCGGCGGCAACTGCGAACGCGACGTCAGGAACGGCCAGTGCGGCTGGAAGTGCCGCTGGGGCCGCAGGTGCAGCGGCTGGATGGGCTGGGATCGCCGCGATGCTCACAAGGGTTGGTGGGATCATCATGACCACCCTGCACGTCCTCAAGTTCGTCTTTACGACAGTGATTTTGCCCATCTTGGGTGTCGTCGCCGCTGCGGTTGCAATCATCGGTGGGATCGCGGCGATTGGGATCTGGATCATTAACGGGATCGCAAACATCGCCAAAGGGAAGCACTTCAATGACGGAGTGGCCGAGACGGTCGGTGGCGGTGTCGAAAACGTGAAGAAGTTCGGTCGCTGGGCAACGGGACAGAAGGAGCCTGGGGACGTCAATAAGCCCAAACCAGCCGACCGGGCCATCCAGCGATCCAGCATTGAGAATGTTTGGGACAAGGCCTACGGTCGGAGAATGTCGACTTAACGAAGCTCTATAACGGTCGCCCGCCCTTTGTGAAAGTGAACTGAGAATTCCTCGTAAACCCAGACGTCGTAAGTTTCTTTGCCTCCAGGGTAGGGGTATTCAAGCTCCATCAATCGTGGTGATCCTTCGATATCCATAACCTGATCTTCAGTCATCCCAACTGAGATTCGGTGAAGCTTCTTTGGGGCAGAATCGAACTCTGTGGCAGCGGGATTTCGATTAGCAACTACGACAACAGTCACTGTGATCGTAAATGAAATCAGGAAC